GAGAAGTTAAAGACTCGTTTGTTCCCGTCTTTACGTGGTTCTTCGGCTTCTATTCGAATGTCTCCTTATTATCAGGGAATAACAGGTGTGTCGGATACGGCCCGCTTGGATTTAGGAGAAGATAATTGGTATGAAGAATATGAGAATAACGTCAATCAGGAGCTTATTGATGAGATTGCGTCCGCTGCTTTATATTTACATGCTGCTTTATATAAAATATATCGGAACAATCACCGGTTGAGAGAGGAAAAGAATCCTGTTATCATTGAAGCCCTACGTTTGGAAACAGAAAAAGCGAAACGTGTTGTAGCAACTTGGAAGCCACGCCTTGCGGATATGCGTAGAAATGCGAGTTATTATATCCGTGCTTCTTCTTTCGCTAATAAAGACATACTTGGGCCTAAGTTTTTCCGTACCCAGTTAGAATCACTTGACATTGATGAGTTCCTGACTTCTATTTGTGCAATCCGGAAGAAGGAAGTCGTTAATAAATTCTTCGCAAACTATCGAAAAGACAAACATCAATTCTCTGATGGATATCGCTATGAATCAATTTTGAAGTTAGATTTGCGTGAACACTTTGTTTTAACCTCCAGATATTTGAAGTACTATGATAAACGTGAACGGATTCTTCTAGGTTACGACCCCGGACACTTTTCCAGTGTTGCTGCTCAAGAGAAAGATTATGGTCATGAACTCCGGGTTCTAAAAGAATTCACTTGCTACTATCCGGCAGAACAGCCGGAACTGGCAAAGCAAATCTTTGAGTTTTTCGGAACTGACGCAATTAATAAACAGATTGTGCTTTATCACGACCGGGCGGCCAATAAACGCTGGGAGGACCTCGAAAAAATAACTTCTGATGCTCGTATATTGAAAAGAGAATTAGAGAGTTACGGCTTTTCAGCTGAACTCATGAACGAAGGACAGTCTACTATTTACCACTGGCAGCAATTTAAACTTTTATTGCTCTTGTTTGGTGAACGAAGTAATGCATTACCTGTATGCCGGATAGATGAGAACGAGTGCCCGAACCTTTGTAGTGCTATTCCTTTATCTCCACTCAAGAAAACAGACGGGCGTATTGAGCTAGATAAGTCCTCCGAAGTTAAAGTACCGTTAAAGCACCAGGCAGGACTAACAACACAGCTTCCTTCTGCACTTATTTACTTACTTTTCGGGCTATATGGTGACAGAATACAAAGTGAATTAAGGAACATACCGGATGATTTGCCCGAAAATTTAGTAGTATAATGTATTTGTTAGAGTGATATAGTAAGTTCCGAATTTTGTATAATACTATGTGTTTGACATTGCTTTGGTATCTAAAATGCGGGTTATCAGCCAAAAGCCATTTTGAAAACAAAAATAAGAAAAATCGAGAGGCGAAATTCTCCACGCCCCGCTGAAAAAGCGGTTTGAGGTGCAAAAAAATGCATTTGTCAGGAAATATGACATCCCCCTGGGAGCGTCCTTTCAGGAGGGGGGTAAAAACGATAATTTCGGGCATGGAAACGACGATGACAGGCATAGGCGCACTGCAATGGGCAAAGGAGTTGTCTAAGTTGCCAAACGGCTGCTTTACCATTGCCTTCTTCCCTTACTCCAGGCAGAAAGGGGAGTCTTCCGAGAAGTTGGTTGTGAGGGAGGGCTGTACTTTCCGGACACAACTTCCGGAAGAACGATTCAGCATTGATAGTGAGAACTTCTTCCTCTTTAATGATGGGAATGGTGACCCAAAGATGTGTTATCGCATACTTATTCGTTACATGGGATTTCCTCAAGATGGATATAAATTGCATAAAATAGACTGGTTATGAGTGATAGTTTAGAGATGTTGGGAAATTATGGTTGCTATGTGGATACCGGAAGCACCATTTCCTTTCAGTTAGGAACGAATCCTGCAGCGGGGTTAAAGGATCCGGGCTTCGTTAATTCAAATACTGTTCTTCCTGCAGACTACAATTGGCAATCAATTGGAGGGTTCAACGTATGTTCACGTGGAGCGAATAACATGAAGTGCGAAGAAGTGGAGAGCGATATCAAGAAGAATCGTTTATTGCCTCGGTTGATAACAAAACAAGTTAACATGCTGTACGGCCTCGGGCCGGCTATATACATTAAGAGCATAAAGAACGGGAAGCTTGTTAAAGAATGGACGGACTGTCCCGAAATAACTACTTGGTTAGAATCTTGGAAGGATCGTGGTTTAGAGTCTGATTATAAAGAGGTGGCTAAGGGAAATATAAAGAACTACTATTACTTTCGTGATTACTTTGTGAAATGGCGCATGACGCTTGGTAACCGTATCGGGGAGCAATTACCAGTAGCCGGTCTTGAGTTGATGGAGAATAGACGGTGTCGGTTGGCCACACAAAAAAGGGATGTTGTCACAGAACTGATCAATTATAAGGACTTCACTCATATTGCCGTTGGACGTTGGAGTTATGGGGTTTCTAAATATTTGTTTTATCCACGTTTGCTGCTTAGTGATATTCGCAACATTAAATGGGCTGCAATATCCCATCATCGAGAAAAATCGGTTAGTGAATTCTATGGTGTAAATGAAACTCATGAAGGGACAAAAGCTTATATCAAGGGCTCCAACGATACGGCTAATTACATAAACTCTTTCTTAAGAAATTCGTTAGCTGCTAAAATTCATATTATCATCCCGAATGCATGGGCAGAATCAAAACGTGCACAGATAACGAAAATATGCAATGAAAATCAAGAGCGGAAAAGAAAGAATGAGTCATTGTTAACTTATAATGGGATTGATATCGGGACTACCTATAAGGAGTCGTATTTTCTAATGTATCTCAAGCAAGAACTCCGTAATATTAGTGAGTATCTTTCTGGGGCGGACAACCAGGGAAAGGCTTATGCAACTCTTAGTTTCAAAACCGGATCCGGTGAAGAGGAACGGTGGAAGTTTGAGGTTTTGGATTTGAAATATAAAGAGTATATTGACGCTCTTATTACTTATGACAAGCGTGCTGATGAAGTGCTA